GGAAAGAATTATAGAGCAGCCGATATTGTAGATAATGGTGATTTCTGGAAAGCAATTTTTGATGAAACTAATTTTGCTGAATGGATTAAAAATAAGTATTCCTTATCATCAGCAAAATTGATTAAAGAGGATAATGAAAATGAATAAAGTAATGATAACAGAATATCATAGTGATGATAAAAGTCTTAAGGCTATTATAAAAAAAAATAATAGTGATTATGGTTATTATGTAGACTTATATCTAAATGATAATATAATCAAGACTTGTGATGTTGTAAATCATTCACTTCAATATGCCGAAGATTTGGCATTAAATTATGTTGAAGGTGTATTAAAAGTTAATTCTTAGGAGACTACATGGACTTCGAAAAAGTTATATTTGGAAATCTTCTTGCGAGGGAGGATTATGGTCGCAAGGTCATTCCTTTCCTCAAGACTGATTATTTTCATGATGCTGCAGACCGTACTTTATTTGAACTTATTGAAACTTATACACTAAAATATAATAGATTTCCTACCAAGGAAACTCTTTCGATCGATTTAAAAAATAAAACTGGACTAAATGGTGGTATATTCGAGACATGTAATGAAACCATTAATGCGCTGACTCATGATGACAATACAGAATTGGATTGGCTTGTTGAGAGAACCGAAAAGTTTTGTCAAGAAAAAGCAATCTATAATGCCATCATGCAATCAATTCAGATTATTGATGATAAGGACACAAAGAATGACAAAGGTTCTATTCCTGCAATTCTGAGTGATGCATTGTCTGTAAACTTTGATACGAATATTGGTCACAACTTTCTCGAGGATATTGAATCACGTTTTGAATTCTATCATCGTAAAGAATTCCGTATTCCGTTTAACTTGGAATACTTTAATGAAATTACTAAGGGTGGTTTACCTAGGAAGACTTTAAATATTATTTTGGCCGGTACTGGTGTTGGTAAGTCATTGTTCATGTGTCATTGTGCTGCTAGTAATCTACTCGATGGCAAGAATGTACTTTATATTACAATGGAAATGGCCGAGGAAAAGATTGCAGAACGTATCGATGCCAATCTTCTTGATGTAACTATGGATGATCTTAGTATTATGCCTAAGGAAGCTTTTTTTAAGAAATTGGAACGTGTTAAGACCAAGACCACTGGTCGACTTATTATTAAAGAATATCCAACTTCAGGCGCAGGTTCTGCTAATTTCAGACACTTAATTAATGAATTGAAACTTAAGAAAAACTTTATGCCTGATATTATCTACATTGATTATCTTAATATTTGTTCCTCGAGCAGAGTCAAATACTCTGCTAATATGAATAGTTATACCTACATTAAGTCAATTGCCGAAGAACTTCGTGGTTTGGCAGTTGAATTTAATCTTCCAGTTGTTTCGGCTACACAGACAACCAGAAGTGGTTTTAATAATAGTGATGTTGAATTGAGTGATACATCAGAATCATTTGCTCTACCTGCTACGGCTGACTTGATGTTTGCCTTGACCACATCCGAGGAACTTGAAAGTCTAGGTCAAATAATGGTCAAGCAACTGAAGAATCGTTATAATGATCTAGCAAAGAATAAGCGATTCGTCGTCGGTGTTGATAGAGCAAAAATGAAATTATATGATGTCGATCAATCTGCTCAGGATGGAATTCAGGACGATAAACCATTGATGGATAAAACCGATTTTGGTGAGCGAGACTCTGATTTCTTTAAAAAGAGATCAAAGTTTGGTAAAAGTTTTGATGGATTCGCATAAAAATATTTTTAATTAATTCTAGAAAACTATGATTTGGAGTATAAATAAATCACTGAGGCGGCATTAGTTTGGCTTTTGTCAAGCAAGTGGCATAGTGACTAACAGAGAAGGAATAGCTAGGAATAACGGTGGGGTTCCGCCTAGCAATGTCGCATTTTATATTAAATTCAAAGGGGTTGAGTCGCAAGGCTCAACCCTTTTTTATTATAAATAGTTTAAAATATCTTTAGCCTTTAAGGATTTGTCTTATGCTTTCATTTAAAAAATATATAATTTTAGAAGAATATCTTTTAGAAGCCAAAAAACAAAGTAATGCGTCTTCTTCAAGTGTTGCAAATGATGATAAAGGCAAACTTCATGAATTACTTTTAGCCAAACATTTGCATAAAAATGGTGAACTTCCAGAACATTTTAGATCAGAATCTGCAAATGATACTCATGCTGGTACTGCAGAACAAGTTCATAAAAAATTAAAAGACAAACTGGATATAGAACATCCAGGCGCATATGAAGAAATTGATCGACATGCTAAACAAACTGCTGAGGCCATTAAAAAACACCTTGCTGCAAGTGGTCATTTAACGGATGATCATGAAATTCATGCAATACATTGGACATCGAATCCTAAAGATGCTGAAAAATTAACAAAGATAAAAAATCCAAATAGTAATGCAGATTTAATTATTACAACTAAACATAAAAAAACTGGTGAAATAAAACATATTGGTGTATCTGCAAAATATGGTGGATTAAAAAATCCAAATCTAAAAAATCCTGGTCTTAAAGATCTTGAAAAACAAGCTGGACAATCAGAAGGAACATATATTAAATTATTTAAAGATCATAAAGATAGAATGAAAAAACTTGGTTATACTAGTACTACGGCAAAAAATCATGCACTTTGGAAAGAGCATAACGCCATACTCGAAAAAGAAAAAGAAGAACATAAAGCATCTGGTGGTAAAGAAGAAAATTTTGTTCCAAAAAGTAAAGAAGCACAAATGGCTCATGAAGCCATTAAATCATCATTGGAAACAAGGAGAGAAATCGGTAAACTTCATAGAGAAGGTTTATCAAAAAAATCTGATTCTGAATTAAGGGATCTTGTTAAAAGTCTAGTTTCACCAAATACAAAATTCCATCATATTATTGCACATAGTCATGTTCAAAATGATGGAAGCGCTATTTCAAGAATTAAAGATGCTGATACATTAGCAGATGATCATCTTTCAAAATTTCGTAATTTACGTGTTGGAAGTCCCGAAGGCATAGGTTATAATATTGTTGGTACATACCATAATCCAGGTCATCCAGAACATGGTAAAGAAAAAGTAATATTACATGGTGGAATTAAAAATGTTAGTGGGCCTCAAAAAGGTATTGCTGGAACTACCATATTAGCTAATGATGAATTACCTAAATCAGGCGAAAATGATGAACATAATGAAAAATCATCTTCATCAAAAGAACAAATAAAAAAGCCTGAACCAAAGAAATCCGAGGAAAAAAAGCCTGAACCAAAGCCTGAGCCAAAAATTGAAATAGCAAAATCAATAATAAAGCGCCAAAGAATACGTAAACCTATATTAGGTAAAAATACAAAAGAAAGAAAAGGTCTGCGCTAATGCTTAATTTTATAAAGTATCTTCGTGAAGAAGCAGAAGTTCAAGGTAATCCTTTAAAACATCTTCGCCATGTTGAAGATCACGCAATTTATGCTGGTCACGAAGGTATTTCACAAGCGACTGAAGCATTAAATGCACTTCATAGTCATCTTCTTGGTAAAAAAACCAATCATACTTTTACAGATAAAGCAGATGGTGCACCTTCCATAGTTTATGGTCATCACCCAGAAACTGGCAAATTCTTTGTTGCAACAAAATCTGCATTTAATAAAAATCCAAAGATCAATTATACAGATGAAGATATTGACAGAAATCATGGTCATGCGCCAGGTCTTGCTATTAAATTAAAAGAAGCATTAAAACATTTACCAAAGATTATGCCAAAATCTGGCGGTGTATATCAAGGTGATTTAATGTATGGTAAAGGTGATGTAAGTACAAATGGTGGACATCATCACTTTACTCCAAATTTACTTACATATTCGGTTGATAAAAATAGTGCCGAAGGACAAAAAGTTAAAAACTCTAAACTCGGTATTGTTACACACACTGTATATAGAGGCAAAGGCGGACTTGAAAATATGTCTGCGGAACCTTTATCTGTAAAAGAAAGAAAAAATTTCGTTGATCATCCAGACGTAAATAATATTGATAATAATCTTACATCTGATAAAGTAAATCCAAGAAATTATACCGGTGAAGAACAAGCAAAATTTCATATGCATATGGAAAATGCTAGAAAAGCATATTCTAAAGCATCACCAGAAATGTATGATTCAATTAAAGGTCATGAAGCTACATTAGAACAACATATTAATGATCAAGTACGAAAAGGCGGTACCCCTTCTGTTGAAGGTTATACCAAATTTTTGACTGATAAAGCGCAAAAAGATATTGATAGTGTAAAGACTGAAAAATCTAAACAACAAAAGCATCAAGTATTAGCAGATAAATTAAAACATATTTCAGATAATAGAAAACATTTTGATGATCTATTAAAAATTCATGGCCATTTACAAAATGCAAAGAATGTTTTGATTGGTGTTCACAATAGAAATGGTGAATCTGGTGGAAATCCATTAGGTAAAACTTCAATTGGCAGTAATCCAACAGCTGGAGAAGGTATTGTTGGTACCAGTAAAGAAGGTGGTATGTTTAAATTTGTTAACAGAGGTGAAGGCGGTTTTGCACAACATAATTTGACTGGTGGTAGATTCCAAAAAGTTACAGAAGAACAAGAAGTCCGTCATGTAATTACATATGGAAGATTCAATCCAATTACTAAAGGGCATCAACAATCAGTTGAACACATACAAAAACTTGCAAAAAGTTTAAATGCAGGTCATACTATTGTAATGTCACATTCACAAGATAATAAAAAAAATCCATTAACATCTGAACAAAAATTAAAACATGCTAAAAGAGCATTTCCATCCGCAAATTTAGTAATGGCCGATAAAGAACATCCAACATTATTACATCATTTATCTAAACTTCATAATCAAGGTGTAACACACCCAACTATTGTAGTTGGTCAAGATAGAATTGAAGATTTTAAAAAACTTGCAAACAAATATAATGGTGTTTCAGGTGCTCATGGTCATTACAATTTTAAACATATTGATGTACAATCATCGGGTCCTCGTACTCCAGGTGTTTCTGGTACCGATATGAGAAAATTTGCATCAAATGGTGATGAAAAAAGTTTTGCTGGTGGTGCACCTACAACTATGAAACCAGAACATGTTAAAGCAATGTATAATGATGTAAAAAATGGAATGACTGCACCAAATCCATCAGTAGCAAAAAAA